TTACATTGTTTCAGGTAATGACCAAGGTGGAAGTCGAATCTTTCAATGGGGCTGGGGTCCAGTAGGCGGCTCCAGAGATGGTGGTTTAACGCCTAATGCTTTAAACTTACAAATAACGCTAGGCAATGTAACTGTATTAACAGTTTAGGAGCTTGAAATGAACGGAATGAAAAAGATCGCTAACAAAGCAGTGAAGTCTCATGAGGCTCGCATGCATGGCACAAAGAAAATGGCTAAGGGTGGTGTTACCTCTGAGCAGATGAAATCTATGGGCAGTGGTTTAGCTCGGGTAAAAAACCAAGGGAGCAAGTAATGGCTAAATATTCCCATAAAATGGGCGGCAAAGAAGTTGGCCAAGCCTCTGTATATGCAGAGCCTCACACTATGACAGGTCAGAAAGTGACAGGTCAGCCTTCTAAGATGCAAGATCCAAACACTATCGCCGCGAACCAGAAACGTATTGGGACAGGTGTTAATCGTGTTTCACAGGGTGACCCCGGTGCAGATAACGTCAAGACATCAGGTATCAAGATACGCGGTACAGGTGCGGCTACTCGTGGCACTATGGCTCGTGGGCCAATGGCATAATGAACTACGCACAGTTATCTGCGTCTATACAGGCTTATGCGGAAAGCGATGAACAACTGTTTGTCGAGAATATTCCCACGTTCGTAAAAATTGCCGAGCAGAAGATTTATAACTCTGTGCAGTTGGCCTATTTGCGTAAAAACGTCACAGGTACAGTATCGGTAGATAACCCATATTTATCAACGCCTAGCGATTTCTTATCGGTGTACTCATTGGCTTTAGTTGATGATAGTGGTAACTACGAATACTTACTTAACAAAGATGTTAATTTTATAAGACAAGCGTATCCCAACGCGAATGATCGTGGCGCACCGAAATACTACGCTATTTTTGGCCCCACTACGACTGATGCACTGCTACCGGCGTTGACAAATGAATTATCTCTTTTACTGGGTCCCACCCCCAACACCGCTTTCACAGCGGAGTTACACTACTTTTTCTACCCTGAGTCAATCGTGGATGCAGGCTCAACTTGGCTTGGTGACAATTTGGACTCAGCTCTTTTTTACGGCGCTATGCGGGAAGCCTGTATCTTCCAAAGACAAGAACCCGACGTAGTTGCTAACTATGAGTCTAAGTATAACGAAGCAATGACACTGCTCAAACAGTTGGGTGATGCAAAAGAGCGCGGTGATGGTTACCGTGACGGCCAAATTAAATATCCTGTGAGATAACATGGCTTTTGTTGGAAACTTTACGTGTGACACATTCAAAACTGCATTGCTTAACGGTGATGTGGATTTTAGTGACGACACGTTTAAACTAGCTCTATACACAAACTCTGCCTCGTTAAGCGCAAGCACGACGGGCTATACAGCAGACGGTGAAGCCTCTGGCGGTGATTACGTTGCTGGAGGTTTGGTCTTAGCACCTACGGTGTCTAGCCTAGATGGTGTATCTTTTGTTTCGTTTAACAACGTGTCTTGGGCAGGTGTGATTACTGCTCGTGGCGCTTTGATTTATAAAGATGGTGGAACAGCAGTATGTGTCTTAGATTTTGGTGCAGATAAAACTTCAACCAATACATTTACGGTCGAGTTTCCTGCTAATACAAATAGTTCGGCGATTATCCGCCTCAATTAAGGAGTTAGTTATGTTAAACAGTAAAGCAAATGCAGTAGATGTTTTAGGTGCGGCCGTTACAAAAAGTAACAGTTCAAAAGAAGGTATAAAAGGCGGTGGTATGTTTACCGTTCAATGTTTTGATAAAGAAGGCGTCCTCAAGTGGGAAGCCAGCAAGCATAATTTGGTGGTAAACATTGGTCTTCAAGACATGAACACTAAGTACTTTAGTGGTAGTGCGTACACCGCCGCTTGGTATATTGGTTTATATGGCGCAGGTGCCTCAAATAACCCTGTTGTTGGCGATACAATGGCTTCTCATGCTGGTTGGGTAGAAATTACGGCTTACGCACAAACAACACGCCCTGCCTGCACTTTTGGTACTGCTACAACTGCGGATCCGTCGGTTATCAGTAACTCGGCTTCTGTTGCTGTGTACAACATAAATGTTACAACAACCGTTGGCGGTGCGTTCTTGACCAGTAATAACACCAAAGGTGGCACAACAGGTACATTGTTTTCGGCGTCTGATTTTACGGCTCCCGGTGACCGTAGTGTTGTAAACGGTGATACATTGAACGTTACGTACACATTCTCGCTTGATGCGGCTTAAGGAGCACTAAATGGCTACGAAATTTATTAAAGGTGACGTTGTTCAAGTTGCAAGCGTCTTACCAAAAGGTCCGGTTGAGAAACTTCGTATGGATGAAGATGGTAATTTCTTCTACTTAATTAGTTGGTTGGACGCAGAGGGTAAAACGCAACAACGTTGGTTTGCGGAACCAGAACTTACTACAGCGTAAATAGCGTGTTTGGTTTAGCCGCCTTTAGTGCAGTCCCTTTCTCTACGTTATCGGGAGGCGTTGTCTACAGCGTTTCAATCGTGGAGATTACACAAGCGTCTGAGGCGGCTAATACACAGGCTATTCTTAATGTGTTATTCCAAGACACCGCAGCCGCAACAGATAGCGTCGTATCAAGTTATGTTGTTAGTAGTTCTACTAGTGAATCTACCACAGTGGCTGATGTGTCTATGGCGGCTAACGCATACCAACGCGGGCTCGACGAGAGTGTTCAGGGCGCGGACACTGCTACAGCATTTGCCACGTTTATGGCATTACTACAAGAAACTGCTGCCACACAAGACACTGTAACGGTTAGCCCCAGTATTTTTAACGCATTTTTAACAGAACTTGTGTCAGGTGTTGATACTGTATCTGGGCGTTTTAGTGTGGGCGTATCAATTAATGAATTAGTGAGTATGTCCGATTCGGTTGTGGGTAACAGGATTACTATAAGTGCTGTAAATGAGTTAGTTACAGGCGCAGAGCAGTTTAAGGCAATCGTGGCGCTAAACTCCACCATCCAAGAAAGGGCAAATCCTTCTGACGTGATAACCGCGCTAGGGCAAATACTATCTAATATCACCGAGACTGCTCAAGGTGTTGATACAATAACCCCTGAAAATATTATTTTTTTCGCGTTAGCAGAGTCGGTGTCTGGGGTTGACAACCAATCTGTGGCTTTGATATATGCCGTTACTGTGCAAGAAGCAGGGCAGGCTTTGGACGAGATTTCAACTAACGGTAATTTGTTTGCAAATATTAATGAAACAATTGTAATTATAGACATCCCTAGTAATGTGGGGGAGCTCTTCGCAAATATTAATGAGCTTACGAGTATTTCAGACATCGCCTTCGCCCGGTATTTATGGGAATTGGTTGATTCCTCCGCACCGCAAGATTGGACATTAATTAATACTGTAAATTAAGGAAAAGACATGGCTTTGATCGTTAAAGATAGGGTGCGCGAAACCACCACCACTACAGGCACGGGAACGATAACGCTTGGCGGTGCGGTAAGTGGCTTTCAAAGCTTTTCTGTAATTGGTAACGCAAATACTACTTACTACACAATTACTGATGCTGTTGCGGGAACGTGGGAAGTTGGTATTGGGGCTTATACGTCATCTGGTACTACACTATCTAGGAATACAGTTCTTGAGTCTTCCAATGCAGGGTCGCTTGTAAACTTTGCGGCGGGCACAAAAGATGTCTTTGTCACTTACCCTGCCGAGCGTTCCATGTATGTTGACGGCACTACAATCACCCCAGCAATTTCGGCGACACTTCCAGTAGCTAATGGCGGTACAAGCCTCGCTACCCTCACCGCTAATAACGTAATCTTAGGCAATGGCACATCAGCCCCGACCTTTGTAGCACCTAGCACATCAGGCAACGTCTTAACTTCTAATGGTACAACATGGACAAGTGCTGTACCACAGGTATCGCTCACAGGCACACAGACACTAACAAACAAGACGCTTACTGACCCTGCAATGATTGGTACGATTCTTGAAGACGTGTTCACAATCACAGATGGTGCTGGGTTTGCAATTGACCCTAGCAACGGTTCTATTCAACTGATTACTCTTGGTGCAAGCAGAACACCTGTAGCATCAAACTTTTTAGCGGGTGAAGCAATTACTCTAATGATTGATGATGGCTCTG